GGGGGGGGGGGGGGGGGGGGCGGCTTGCTGTGTCGTGTTAAGCGGGATCAGGATTTTCGCTTCTTCGCCGGGGCGGACCCGTCATCCGCCGGATCACCGTTCCGCTCGGTCCTTGCCGGCTTCGGCGTTTTCGGCGCCCCTGGAAATCCCGTACCCTTGTCGAGGTCTTCCGGGTGCAGGTATTCCCCGCGCGGCGTTACGGCTTCCTGCGCCTCCGGCGACAGATCCTTGAAGTTGGTTTTCGCATTGTCAGCCATCAGACTGTCCTTCTGTGGGTTGCAGTTCATGCGTCGGCGGCATAAATTTGCCGACCTCGGAGGCGCACGGAGCGCGAATGAAATTGAAATTCCCTTGGTGGGCCGTAGGATTGGCGGCCATGATAGCCTCTTACGGCGTCATGTTCGCGATCGTTGACGGCCCGGTACGCGCCTTCAAGGGCGACGATTCCTGCTATGTCGACTGGGATGGGAGATCGAACCCCGTCGTCTGCGACTAGGGTTCGAGTTTCTCTTTCAGCGCAGGCATCCCGAAATTGTCAATCGCCCATCGCCAGTACGGCAATGATGCGAACGGCAACAAACGACGGATCGTGCTGGCATCGGACGGCTTCAAATCGCCCTCGCCTTCCGTTATTCCAACCGCATCCGTTCCGCCCTTGGCGGCCATCGCGAAGATCGACGCAACGTCATTGACGAGCCCGAATGACGGGCCGGCCAGACTTTCCGCCATGCCGCGTACCGCGAAACGGGACGCCGGCTCGCGCTTGTCGAATGCCGGATTGATGGCACGGGCCATTCCCGCCGACGCCGAGTAGACACCGGGAACGCCAAGCTTTTCCATCATGTTGTTGATCTCGAAGCCGATCGAGAAAATGCCAGACCGATCCAAGCCTTCCGCCACCCAGTTGCCCGGATTGTTGGAGACCTCGCGCCCGCTTTCGATCTGCTTCAGATAATAGATGAAGGCGCCGATCGTGGTCATACCGACCATGCCGCCGACAAAACGGCCCGGCCCCTCTTGGAGGCCGCGCATCAAAACCCGCTGGTTGGAAGCAATGGCAAAGCTCTTGAACTGGATAGCCGCACGCCCGATTGTCGTTCGCGCAAATAGTGGAATGTCGCCGACGCTTTTCGTGACGATGATCGAATTAACATCCTTGTTGATCGCGGCATAATAGCGTCGCCGCGCAACAGCATCGTCCCATTCGTCGGTATGCGCCACACGCACCCCATCCAGCGTTTCTCCGTGCCTCTGGAATTGCCTGGCGACACGGGCCGACATATCCTCGTCCAACCCGAGATAGCCCATATAGGCCCGCTCGCGCGGCTTAAGATTCGCCATGCCCCGTTCAGCATTCTTAATAATGCGGTTCTGGGTCATCGTCGCGGCGAGCGTCTTGTGGAAGTCGTTCCAGTGATTGAGGCCGGTCAGGGTCGAGAACTTGTTCGCGGCGTTGTCGATAAATCGCTCGAATGGAGAATTCGACGAATAGGGGTCCGTCAGTTCGGCGAGCGTCGCAAGGCGCGATTGCAAAATGCGTTCCGAAATGGCACCGGCCAGCTTGGCGTCCTTCGCCGACATCTTCACTGCGGACAGATTGCGGACCAGCGGGCCGATGCCATCTTCCATATATGATCTGAGGCCATGCACCATTGCCGGGCGAACAGCATCCGTCGCCGATGCAAGGAGCACGCCGCCGAGCGAGCGCATGTAGTTGAATGCCATCGCGCCGCGCATCACGCGGGCGAAATTGCTGGATTGGTCCTGCGGAAGATAGTTGCCGCGAAGCATGTCCCGGACGGCCTTCATGTCGCGGAGATCAGCATCGCGTCGCTTGTTGAGCCGCGCCACCTGTTTTTCGTCGGAAACCCCTGTTTTCAAGCTCTCGTAGTCGTTGATGACCTCCTGCACCTGGTCCTTCATGTCGGCGCGACCGAAGGTTCTCGTCAGCTCAACATCAGCGCTCATCTTGCGGGTATAGCGACGCCCGACCATCTCGATGTCATCCTCCAGCCAGGGCTCCAGAACCGCGTCAGGGACGTTCAGCGTTCGCTCCTTGAGCGGCCCCTGTTTCACCGAGACCATGCCATAGGGAAGGTCTTCCGCGTCGATGCCGGTCAGCTTCTGGACGATATCGGTCAGAATGGATTCAACATAATCCGCCCGGTCTTCCGGCGACACAAACGGATCCTTGAGGTTCGATTGCTCCGCTTCGGCGGTGCGCAGCTTGGCCCGCAGTTCCGCGATCTTCTGGCGATCCAGATCGTCCAGCGCCTTGTTGACCTTGGCGGAAAAGCCGCGCATGTCTTCCGAGGTCGCGAACTTTGGCGATTTCCAGTCGACCCCCATCCGGTCCAGCAGGGCCTCGACTTCGTTCAGGCGATCCAGCGCGGCGGCGGAATCGATATCCGCTTCCCGGACAACCCGGCGCGCGCCGTTGAAGTCGTCTTCCAGTGCGGACAGAAATTCATTGATCGAGGGGCGCTCCTGCCACCCGGGGAAATAGCCCTCTTCCCAAGCAAGATATGCCGCGTCGTCGAGCCCGAGCCCGCCCTTTTGCGTTGATGTGGCGCGGACTTTTCGCACGAGCCCAGGCGCCGATCGTGGTCCGATGCCGATCGCCGCAAGATCGCCGCCGGGGTCATAGAGACCACGCCCGCGAAGAAATGACGTGAGACGTTGCGGCTCTTGTGGCCGAGACCCGGACTTCAGCTGCCGGATCATGCTCAGAACGTCGCTTTCCGTCGCGCCATCGGCCAGATCGATCTCGCCATCGTCCTCGCGTTGCCTGAGAGATTCCTGCCGTCGCAAAATCCCCATTTCGCGCTCTTCGACCTCGCGTCGCAGATTGGCGGCCTTCCTCGCGGCCTTGCGCGTGTCGATCTCGATTCCCTTGTCAATGCTGGCGTCGATATGCGGGCGAACCGCCGCCTTGAAATCATTCTCCTGAGCGCGGATCTTGTCCTTGCGATAGACGCGATGGAGGTAACTCATTGCCGTCTTTGTGTCGACATCCTTGGGCAGCAATCCGACGTCGATCGCCTCCCTCTTGAGCGGCTCGAATACCTTGCTCCGCCACGCTTTTGCGGCACGGGTGACGAACTCGTTCTCTCCCATGTCATCGCGGCGCATGGCGCGGCCTACCGCCTTCGCGAAATCCTCGCGCGTCATATCGACACCGGCCTTGCGCGCCTCCTGCCAGATACCGCGGTGTTCCTCCGTCGCCGAGCCGAACGCACCCTGATTCCATTCAACCTGCATCGTTTCGACCGCTGCGCCGCCGCGACCCTCCATGTTCTTTTTCAGATAGACCGGGTTTTCCATTGCCTTGCCCATCACCTCGCGCATGACGCGCGAAGGGGAGTTCATGGAACGCATGATCGGATTGAGTTGCGCCGTCGCCTTGTTGACAGCTTGAGCAGCACGTCCACCCGCCGCCGACAGATCGTCGAGAGTATCTGTCTCCCGCGCCGCCGCGCCCACCGACAGATCGCCGCCACCCGTGGCGAATATCTCTTCCATTTCGTCGGCAACGGGCATCAGCGAAGCATCGCCGTCGCCAGCCGCGCGCGCGCGATCGACAGCCGCAACGGCGGCGCGCTGCTCGGCCCGGCTCATCACGGCACCGGCCGCGCCCCCGAGCAATCCGCCAAAGACCACGCCGCTACCGATCGCAATGACGGTTTCCTGCCCCGTGCGCGTCTGCTGAGTGGCTTGAAGACCAGCTTCCGACACTGCGGCCCCAACACCGCCAGCCGCAGCAACAGAGCCCGCCGTGCGCGAGATAGACACCTTCCCTGCCGTGCGGGCGAGAGCCCCTCCAGGGATCAGTGTTGGAAGGTCGAGAATGGCGGCAATGGCCGATGTCCCCGTCCCCATCCATCCGGCCGCGTCAAGCGTCTTGCGATCCTCTTCCTCGCGATCGATCTGGGCTTTCCATGCCTCGAAATATCGGCGGTTGAAAATCCCGGCCGCTTGCTCGGCATAGGGCTCGTAAGACGACCCCTCGATTTCCTTGAGCGGATTGAAACCGTCCTCGCGCTCATAGCGATCAAGGCCAAGTGTTTTGCTCGTGGCGGCCGACCCAACCATGTTGTCGATGCGAAAGCTCGCGCCGAGGCTCGACAGAAACGACGGGTCATCGCTTTCAGGCCCGGCGCCGGGCGTTGTGAAATCAATACGGCCCGCCGCACCGAGGTCATCATACTGATCGCCATATTCAACGAGGGGCATTGCGGATCAGCTCCTCTCGCTTCTCTTTCAGCGTCTCTTCAAGCGCCGCACGAGACCCCGGGATTTCCGGTGGGGCGAGAAAATTATCCATCGACTGCTCGCGCGTGTCCCCACTGGTTTTGCCCTTCGGCGAAAGCGGGTTCACCCGTTGCAATCGAGGCAGGGTTTTGGCAATCCCGCGCACCACGGGAAGCACGGAGTCAACGGCTTCCGGTGCCATCCCGGATTCATTCGCCGCGTCATAGGTCGCGCGCAAGGCTTCGGCACGGCGCATCGCGCCATCATTCACGCGGGCTTCGCTCGCCAAATCGCGCACGCGATCAGCCGGCATCGCCCAATAGCCCGGCACCTGATCGACGATCATCTGACCATCCACCGCGCGTTCGTAGAACAGGCGATAGCGAGGCGGACGACCCGCCCTGATATCAGCAGCCGTCCCTTGATCAGGCCGCAACATGGCGCGACCGATGTCGCCGCCAACAAAGCCTCTTGCCGTCTCAGCCAGATCGTCAACGATATAACCATATCCGCCATCGATCGCCGGATAGAATTTCTCCGGCGGATATTTCATCATCTGCTTGTCACCGGAAACCGTCGAGACGCCCCAGGTTCGCGCCAATTCCTTCGCAGCGCGCGCCTTCGCCTCGCCTTCGTCTCCCCCGACGCGGATAAACTCTTCCCGGAACGCCTCCCGGTATTCGGCCAAGAGAGCATTCGACGTGCTCGGATCGACGCCGGCACCGGGCTCCAGCGAAAAAATTCCTTCGTCGAACGCATCGGTGATGTCGCCGACTTCCAGATCCTTGACCGCCTTGTCGGCGAGCGAGCCCAAAACCTCTTCGTTGACGCGATATTCCGGCGACCGGCGTTCGATCAGACGGCGCGCGGCATCCTCGGCAGACAACCCGCGATTGTTGACCAGATGCTGGAAGCTGGCGAGGTCTTTTCGCAAGTCCCCGCCGCTCGACATGGTTTGGAATGACTCAGGCGCAAGCTTCTCAATCCGGGCAGCCTCACCCATCGCCTGCGATAGCGCGGCAGGGTCTTCCGAAAACGCCCCGCGCCGAAGATCGGCCGCGATCGAATTGGGAATGACCCCGGTTCGCCGCACGAAATCATCGACAACGGTCTGACGCTGTTCAGGCGTTGACACCAGTTCCGAGAGGCGATCGAAGACCTTGTTCGCCGTTGCCGTGTCGGCGCTGTCCAGCGGATTCCAGTTCGGGTTTGATCCCGCGAGGTAATCCTGAATGGCCATGTCCGTCTGGCTGGCCTCGGTCTGTTGCGCCCGCCATGTACGCAACAGGCTCGACTTGTCGCCATCCATCAAGGAAGGGTCATTGAGGATCGTCTGATCGGAATCCACGGCGCCAGTTAGGATATTCAGCTCAAAGCGGTCCTTATAGGCATCATAGGACGCCTTCGCCTGGACTTGCGCCGTCTTGATGCCGTTATTCGACGCGGCAATAAGGCCGTCATAAATCTCCAGCCGCTTATCGAAAGGGAGGTCCGCATATCGCGAATCCATGTCGTCATCGGTCTTTGATGCCGACGCCTGACTTTTCCCCGCGACCTTTTCGGCCTTCTTGACCCAAAGGTTGGCAAATTGCCGGGCTGACATTCCGGAATTGCCGCCGTTCAACCGAACAGCATCCGCGCCAACGATATCGACAGCCTTTGCCCCCGGGTTGCCCAGAAGCTTACGCGCGCCTCCCAACCCCTGTTGATGGGCTAGGTATAGTTCCCCGATGCTCGGCTCCCTGCCCAACGAGGAGCGCAATCCCTTCCGATTATCGCGCAAGAGACGCGCCCCGGCGTCTGACGCTTCGACCGCATCAAATTTGTTCAGCAGCTTGTAAAGTGACGCGGTTGAGTCGATGAACTGAAAAAGACCGCCGGCCGTTGAGCGTGGGTTCTTTGCGTTCGGGTTCCCACCGCTCTCAAGCCGCGCAATAGTCGCCAGCGCCAGCGGGTCTTGCCCATATTTGAGCGCCGCATCAGCAATAATGTCTCCCACTGGCCCCTTGATCGGAACGGCGCCTGCCACGCCGAGGCGAGCCGCCGCATCGGACGGAACCACAGGAGCCGCAGAAGCGTCGCGCTTTTCGCGTTCAGCGAGTGAGATAGCCAGACCCTGCCGAGCCTTGGCCCGCCATTCCTCCTTTTCGGCTTCCGGCAGGCCAGACGCATCGATGGTGCGCAAGGCTTCATCTCGGGCCGCATCCAGCGAGGCGGGGTCGTTGAATACCTGTTCCTGCCCCGTGGCGACAGACTTTTCCAGACCGGAGCGATACCAGCCATTGCGCTGGTCGCGCTCAGCCATCGCCAGCCGCCCGGAAAACGCCATGCGCTCCGTCTCGACAAGCGCTTGCATTTTCTCCTTGATCAGGCCATCCGGGACACCGGCAAGGAATTTCTGCGAATTCTCGTCAAACGCAGCGACCGCGCCGTCGTGAAGCCCAAGCCCGGAAGCGGGAACTGCCGACTGGATTTCGGGAAGGCGCTCGGCAGTCGCCAGCTTCAGACGGCTAAAGCCCTGATTTGCATCGAAAGCGTCAACGGCATCGCGCTGTCTCTGCGCTTCCGCCGCGATGGCCTCGAATTCGTTGTCGGCGATTTCGTTCTGTCGCTGGACAAATGCCCCGGCCCGCTGAACGCTTTGCCCAAGACCCTGCAATGCCTCACCGACCGGCGAGCCGGACGGATAGCTGACAGGCGAACCCGCATCGAGATTGCGGCGGGCGGAAAGAACGGGAATGCGAGCCATCAGCCGGCCTTATGCGAACGGATTGGCGCCAAGGCGGGCGGCCTTGCGCGGATCGTATAGCTGCGACACGCCGGAGATCAGCCCGGAACCGGCGTTGATGAAGCCGCTCACCTTGGCCTGCTTGCCCTGCATCCGCGAGATATCCGCCTGAGTGCGAAGGTTGTTCTGGCGTATCGTCGATCCGAACTGGATTGCCTGTAGATCGAGTTGTCCCTGCCCCGCGTTGGCGGTCAGGACTTCGGTCGGAGAGCCTTCAAACCCAACACCGGATGCACCGACCTGAGCGCGCGCCGCCGATTGCGCGAGACTCTGTGATCGCTGTTCCTTCATGCTCTCGAATGCCGCCGCCCGACGTTCAGCCTCCGCCTGCTGTTCGAGCGAGCGGGCCTGCGCGTTCGCAAGCGCCTGCTGCTGCTGGCCTTGAGCGATGGCGCCAACCGCAGAAATGGCGGTCCCCGCGAGGCTCGCAATAATACCGGCGGCGGCGAAGCACATCAGCCCACCTCATCTTGTCTGGAGATGGGAACAAATGTAGAATCAGCGAGCCCGCCAAGTGCTGTAACACTCGGGCGGGCTCTGACCACAGCGACGATAGGACCGTCATCATGGCTAAAGATAGCAACCATTTCCGCACCAATCCCGTCAAGCCGAAGAGAGTACATGGAGAGGTTCTCCGTTTCTTTCGGGAGGTTGTCCTTCCTCATAGAGGCAAGGACTGCCTGATCTGGCCATACAGCGCCGATGCACGCGGTTACCCGCAAGTCGGATTTGATGGCAAAAACTTCCGCACCCACCGTCTTGCATGCGAAGAGATGAACGGGCCGCCGCCGACGATTTCTCACGATGCCGCGCATAACTGCGGCAATCGTCTATGCGTAAACCCTACTCATATGCGATGGGCCACCCGAAGCGAGAATATGAGCGATACTGTCACACACGGGACGGCACCTAGGGGTGAACGATGCGGTGCCGCGAAACTGACAGTATCCGATGTTCGTCAGATACGGTCCATGAAGGGTGCTGCGAAACAGGGCGATGTCGCCAAGATGTTTGGTGTGAGCAACATCACGATTTGCGATATTCAGCGCCGCCGAAGTTGGGCTTGGCTCGACTAAGGCTCGGAATCGAAGGCAGGGGTCATGGCGCGGATCGTGCAAGGTTTCGGCCCGGAATGGCGAAACCGCACCTGCGCATTGCCTTGCCATGAGTCGTCAATCATCACGGGAGGAATGGTTCCCGTGAACAGGCCGGTTACAGGCGCGTGCGTATTGAGCCGCGCCGTTTCCCATCGGCTCTTGATCTTCGAAGACACTTCCAGTCGGGCGACATCCGTCTCCATGACGGAGAAATACACGCTGGAAACCCGCTTGCGCCGACCCATCATGGACCCGTCACGCCCACCCGCGTCCAGCTCCAGCGTCTCGCCTTCGGCGACATACGGCAGGCCGACCGTGATCCTTGAAGCCGTCACACCGCCAGGAAGTGTTACCGCACCGCCGGATACTACAAGACCGTCATATTCGACGCCATCCGCCAGCGCCTCCACGGCCTGACCTTCCAGATGGCCGAGCCCCGTTACCGTCCCCACCGCCGCTCCGGCATAGGTCAACGCGCTATCGACGCAGAACGCATCAGCCGCGTCCCCATATTCAAACGGCTGCTGGAGGATTTCGATATATTTCCTCGTCAGACCACCGATGGTACGCTTCACGATTAGCCAGACATCGTCGGAGCCTGTCTGCCCCGGCGTCACAGCCACATCGAGAACCTGCCCGTAATCAGCCGCCCCGAATACACCGCCGAGGCGGTGCCGATGGAACCCGCGAACCTCCTGATCGGGCTGATACGTAAAGCTGCACAACTCCCCATTGCCCATCACAAACCATGCAATAGGATCTGGAGTGTCCTGATAGCCGGCAGCCACGATCCCGAGGCCAGCTTTCGGAATATGCTCCGACACCTGAAATATATCAGCGCTCTCGAACTGGTTTGACTGGTTCAGCGCCATTTCGGAAGCCGTTCGCTTCCCCCCATTGATGTAGATGAAAGCCTTGCCTGTATTGATCGGCTGGACCAGCGCGCATTTGGCTGTCGACGACGCGCGGTTCTTGAAGCTCGATGGCGTCAGCGCTTCGTCAATCCCCGAACCGGACAGGGCGCGCACACCCCCGGTCGTGCCAATCGTGAGGAAGCCGTTCGCGTCAGCAAGCCATGTGATTTCGTTCGCTTCATTAGAGGCCAGACGGAATTCCAACCCGTCGTCGTCTTTCTCGCCTGCGGCAAACTCGGAAAAGCTCCCGGTGCGTGACCCATAGATCGACAGGCCAGCCGCGTAGAACAGGCGTTCCTCGAATAACGTCACGGAAGACGGGAACCCGTCACGGAACGCATCGAAGCTCCACCGGAACGAGTTAACCCCCACAATCTGAGACGGGAACACCGTAATGACGGCGACCGTTACGACAGTCGCGCTCGCAAACCCGGAAATTCTTGCCACGCCGAACCCGGAATGCGTATACTCCAGATCAACGCCGACAATCTCCCCCGCATAGGCCGAGTCCGCAACCTTCGCCCCGTCAGGCTCCACACCTTTCAAATGCGTCGGCGGCGTTGCGCCGAAGCGGACACCAGACCCTCCGCCGATCACGCGATAGACATTGCCATCGTAGCGGACATATGTCGCCGTCCCCGTCTTGCCATTGGGCTCCCAGGGCGGGATTCCCTCGTAGCTGTCCAGTTCGATACGGAACAGGCGGCCGATATCGTCGGCGCTAAACAGCGCCTCGCTTGCGGTGATCGTCGCCGTTCCAGACGCGGAATCGATCGACACCGTAACCGCTTCATCGGCATTGACCGCCTCAAAAGGCCCGTCAAGAAACGTAACGGGATCGACCGACCAAGACGCATTTGAAATCCGCGTAACCGTGTGCGGCTGGATTCCAGGATGAACCACCCACATTACGTCAGCCGATTGGACGAATTGCAGTCGGGATAGTTGCGCTTCCGTCCAGGGGGCGGCTATCTCGACGACGAACCCACCATAGGCATAAACCCGGATATAGAGGTTGCCGAATTCCAGGCAGTAGGCTTGAGTGGACGAGAACTTAAAGGGTACGAGACGTGCCGAGCTGGATTCGTCCTTTATCGCAGCCACAAACTGGCTACCCCCGCGCTTGCGGACGCCCCCATGCGGAAGGGTCACGAAATTTTCGCAACGCGACAGCGCCGAACGATACAGATCCAGCGAGGCTCGGGAGTGAAGCCGAGGTGAAATCTCCCCTCGGACAAAGCTGTCCTGCGATGGGTAAAGCGTCACAGGCCGCTCCCGTGTCCGGTTCTTGCATAGCCGGACCCATAGACCACTCCCGCGCGCGCTTGCTCCCACAGGCCGCTCGGGGCGCTACCCATCTTAATGATGGCATTCACCCGCCGAGCCTCGCGCACCGCCCTGTCATAGGCGCCCTGCGCAACCTCGATCATCGAAGCCTTCCCGGTGACGGAATGCGCGATCTTGATCGCAAGAGCGGCGGCAAAAACTTCGGTGAACAAGGCATTCCAGTCGCCGGGATCAATCAGATTTCCGATATAGCGAATGCGCCGTGCGCCACCCGTCCGCATAAGCAGCGCGTCGCCTTCGGCCCGGAAATCCAGCGCCACACCGGCCGGATCGCCGTCATGGGTCGGCGGCAGCGGCCGCAGGCAGTTCGCCGGCAACGTGAACGAATAGGGATAGGCGGGATCGCCCGTCTCGACCCCGTCCACTTCGGCGGTGAGGATGGCAAACGCCCAGACCCGCTTCAGCAATTCCGCCGCGCGCGTCGTCTCGTAGTGCAGCCGCAGCATCCGGGCCGACCTGTCGTCGTCGTCGAGACTGTCAATCGGCGCTTCGGTGAGCAGGCCAAGCGCCATGTTGGCGATGTCAGTCGGGGTTACGGTTGCCATCGATCAGCCCGGCGTCGGGAGAAACTTGGACCGGCGAATGACATTGCGTCGAACTCCGAGCTGGTTGTGAATGACGACATGCTCCTTGGCCGCCAAAGCCGCCTCCATCGTGGGGAATCGCCGCCGACGCATTTGCGCCGGAATTGCCTTGCTCGCGTCTTCCTGCGGCGCCTGCTTGACAGGCTTGCGCGGCTTACCTTTTGGCCAGGGCATCGGCATTCTCCAAAAGAAGGATTGGCGGAGCCGTAGTGACTCCGCCAATTTGCTTACGCGGTGGCTTCGGTGGTCCGAAGCGCGATGAACGGAACGTGCTTCTTGATGGTCGTCGCACGATCCCAAGACGTCGCCGCAGCCAGTTCGGTGTCGGTCGCGAAGTCACCGGCCGGCACTCCCGCAAAGGTGAACCCCTTCACATGCGGAACGAAATGCCGGCGGGCCGTAATATCCGTCACACCAGCACCGTGACCTGCACGCGGCACGCGATCGAACTCCAGGGGCCCACCGCTGAGCATCACAGGAAGCTCCGCCCAGTGGATTGCACGCGGCTTGAACAGAAAGCCGGTGAACTCCGCATTGCCAGCGCCCGCGACAGAAGGAATCTCGTCATCGACGACGAGGCGGACGCCGTTCCAGTATTCGATGCCCGGCCCGCCCTGTTGCCCGGCCGGGACATAATCGATCTGGTTCAGATGCCGCAGCTTCTGCGCCTGCTTGGAGTGAATCCACGCCACCTTGAATTCGGTTGCGCGGTCCCCCATCAGATACGCCGCATCGACGATATCGAGATCGCCGATCGACGCGTTGGTGTCGAAGACAAGATCGCCAGCGTCATTGGCGACGTTATCGGCGATGATGCCCTTGAGCATCGCAAGAAGGGTCTGCTTGTTGGCCCACTGCCAGTAGTCAGACTGTTCCTGCACGACGATACGCTCGGGATCGTCCCCGGCGATGATCTTCGTCAGGTCGGCGATGCCCCACGACTGGGCACGGATGTTGCGCGCCGCTCGCTCCTTGCGCGACGTGACCTTCTTGACCTCGATGAGATCCGTGGGGTCGTCGTTAACCGGCTCGCTCTCGATGCGAGGCAGCGGCTGCCACATCGGCATGTCGACGGAATAGCCGCCATTTGCCAGTCGTGAGGTGATGTCGGTGTCGGAATACACGACGCCGGCCTGAAAGATATCCATCTTCTCGACGGACTCCTCAAACTGGTATCGCGCATGGACTGCCGGAACGATCGCATCAACGATGCGAGTAAAAGCGTCTGCCATTGTATTTTACCTTGAGAGATGCGCCCGGCCTACCGCAGGCCCCAATCCATGGGGTTTTCGCCTGCTTCACGGGCAAGCCGTTTGGCGCGTTCGGGGTCTTTTTTGACAAGAGCCGATATGCCGGCGACATCCCGCGCATTCCGCGCATCCCGCTTGAAGGGATTTCCGCCGGATGCCACCGGATCGTTGCCGATCGTGTCTTCCGCGAACATCGTCTCGCCGACCGCATAGAGGGCTTTCGCCAACTGCGGGTCGGTCATCGCGCCGTCCGGGAGCACGAGGCCGCCCTTCTGGAACGATTCCGTCAGTCCGAGTTTCCTTGCCGCCCGGTTCATCAGTTCGGACTTCGCCTTGAAGCCCTCGCTTTCGACCGGTCCCCATTCCTTCGTCAGATCCGCGTGCGTGGCTTCGACGGCATCGGCCTGCGCCTTGAGCGCCGCTGTTTGCTGCTCAGCCATGAAGCCCGCGAACTTGTCGTGGATTGTCTGCGCCTGTTTCCCGTTCAGGCCCGCCTCGTGCATCCAGTTTTTGGACGTGTCGGCAAGCTCCTGGTTGTAGGGCAGATTTTCGGGAAGCCCTTCCGGGCGGGTAAACTCGTACTTGTCGGGAGATTCGGGCGGACGCATTGCCTCGGGAAGGCGGGAATAGAACTTATCCCACTCCTCCTTCGGCGCGTCCTCCTTCGGAACCGTCACACTCGAACCCAGCTTTTGCTCGGCGTTCATGTAGGCGGTCGCGATGTCCTCGGGCGATTTGTAGCCCTTGGTATCGACCCACTTCCGGGTGCCTTCGGAAAGACCGGAAAAGGGATCACTATCGGTCGTGGTGGCTGACCCGTTGTCCACCGCTTCCGGCTGAACGTCAGGGGTGCCCGCCGGAGCATCGGCAACAGCCGGCGCGTCCACGGACCCTTCGGTCGCAGATTCCATGATTTGTGTCCTTGTTGGAGGTGTTAGCTCCGCGCTTCCCGCGCAGCCTTCTCAAGAGCGACCATGCGTTCGTCGCTCATGTTGAGATGGTTCAGGATGGCCCGGATCGGCTCGGCACGCGCCGCCTGTAGCGCGCAATGCAGCTCAAATCCCTGCGGCGTTCCCGTATTCTTGATCCATTCGGCGTAGTTCGGAGGGCGGAAAAAACCCGTCAAAGCAACAAGCTCGGACAGGACGATTTCCGCGTCTTCCCGGCTGCCGCCGCCACTGAAAAGCGTCTGGAAGGCCTTGGCCTGCCGAAGTTCAGCCTCGCTCTTGTTGCCGCTGACACCCTTCGCCGTGGCGATCTTGCGGGATGTCATGCCGGACGCCGATCCCACCAACTCGCCATGCTCACAATATCATCCCCGATCATAGAAACCGTATACTCTACAGGGACGTCCATCTTCTGCCGAAGCGATTCACGATTGCGAACGGCGTCCGCGTGTCTCGACGCCTGTTGACTGACTTCTGGAACATCAAGAAAATACCCAGGAGGGCAAGCGAGGGGCGGGAATCCGCCCTCCTTCATCTTGAGGTTTGCTTCCTTTCTGGCGGCAAGAAACATCGCCGCAATATTCGGCGCAATCACCCTCGTGTCGTCATGCCGGGTTGACCTGATTTTCATGATCCAGCCCTTCCAATCATTGGTTCATCATCCCGTCCATCAGGCCGCTCTCCTTGGCCTGCACAGCCGCCGGAACACCGTCCCTCGCAACCTTGCCGGCCTGTTCCATAGCTGCCATGCCGGCTTGCGCCTGTTGCGCCTTGGCGCGGTCCTCGCGCAGCTTCCCGATTTCTTCCTTGCCACGAAAGACCCGTTGCGGCGTGCGACCGGCGCTCTGGATAACCCGCAACGCTTCGTCGCTGTCGATATTGTCGATAACGGAAGGATCAGCCGAAGCCATGCCCATCGCGCTCTGCACCAGTTGCATCGTATCTCGCGCCTCCGCCGCCCTGCGCAGCACGTCTAGAGGACTGGTAAAGGTCGCGCGGATCGCCTTGCCTTGCAGACTGGCCGGCGGGATGAACCGCGACCCGTCGGCGTAAAGGCCCTTGTCCTCCAGCAGCGCCAGCTCCCGATCGAGATTGGTAGCAAAACCGGATTGAATCACAGAGCCGGCCGGGCCGAGCAGCGCACCCTTTTCCTCTTGCCGGATCAACGCTTCCGTCGCCGTCATCTGCGGATTCTGGACAAGCGTCTGAAACAGGTTGACATAGAGCATGTCGTTGACATCGGACGCCCGCTCCTGCGCATAGTTGAACGCATAGGTCGGGTTTTGTCCTACATTGATCGGCTGAATCATCAACCGTCCGTTGTCATCGACCAGCCCCTCATAGTTCGCCCCCGGATTGAGGGCCGGAACATAATCCAGATCGGCATGGGATGCCGTCGCCGGGTCTGTCACCTGTTGCAGCGCGCGAAGCCCGGAATGGCGAACCGCGTTCAACTCGCGAACCGTGGTGAGCGCCTGAATGCAGGGCGAGGTGCCGTAAACGTCCCCCTCATATCGGCGCCAGTTGAAACAGGCGATCGGAAATGTCCCGAAAGACTTCTCCTTGACGACCTCTTCCTCGCTTTCGACGATGTGATACGAGACGAATTCACTGTCCAGATAGACGCGCTCGCCAGCCAGATCGTATGTCCGGCGCTCGTTTCGAGGCTGGATTGCCTGAATGATGGAGACCTTCTCCAGCGCCTTTGCCGGATCGTCCACCAGATTGCGGATCGCCTTCGGCAGCTTCTCATAGCCGACCAGTTGCGCCAGATCGCGCGCCGTACGCTCATAGCGCCGATGGAAGATATCGACCTCGCCCCACCGGTTGCGGGCGATGAAACCTTCGTTGACCGGAATCGAAGCATAGCGGATCATGGTCCCGCGAAACGCCTCTTCCGCATAGAGATAGGCCGGGCCGAACTTCACCACATTGGCATAGACCGCCTGAATGGCGGGGACGAAATTGGACGACGCCGAATAGCGGATCGAAAACAGGAAATCACGAAGCCCCTCAGCCCATTCCTTTTCCTTTTCATCCTCCTCATCATCCATCGCCGCCGTCGAGATGCCGTGCCATTTCTCGCTCTGCGGCGTGATCAGGCTTTCCAGTCCGGCGGTCAGCCGATCGACAGCCGACGTGATTGTATTGTCATAGACAAGGGCGCTGCGACGCTCCCCCCGCTCAGCCTGGTTCGACCTGTCATCACGCCCGCCGCGCCAGTTCATCGGAGGGGAATCCGGCGACACGAAGTCGGCAACGCGCTCCCAGACCGTTTCATACATGCTGCGAACGTGCTCAAGCTCGCTCTGGCGAGAGAGTATGTCACGGGCGAGTTCGGAGGTCATTCGGAAAGATACCCCATATCTCGCAAGACGCGGGTCTTCATCGCCTCAAACAATGCCAGCATCTCGGATGCTCGCATGTTGCACGCGTAGAACCGGGAGGAATAATTTCCCCCGGTATCGTCGAGACACAGCACCATCAACTTGTTGCAGGGGAATTCTTCCGCACGCAGATCCTGCACCGCATCTTCCAGGCATTCGATCGGCGACAACAGACTGTTGTCATTGTCGCGCGCCGCGCGCAGCGCGTTGATGGAACGAACGTCGCTCATTGACCGAGGAGCACCTTCTTCTGCCCGGCCACATCGGATGGCGACAGATCGGACTTTATCGTCGCGGCGCGGCCGGACATCTGCCGAAGGCGATCCGCCTCCTGCCGCTCGCGCAGTTTGATCGCATCGGAATCCGGCGTGGGTGTAGCCGGAAGCGGCTTGGGTTCCGGGATTTTCGGAGAAGAGAAGCACATCAGCGCGTCCAATCGTAGAGCTTGAAGGTTTCCCCGCCGCGCCCATAGCCCGGCAGATCGCAGCGTTCCGCCGCGCCCATCAGTTTGAGCCAGCGACAGGCCATGACGTTCGTCGCCATTGCCCGCGCTTCCATTCGTGTTGCCGAGGTCGCGAGAATATCCGGCGTCATCACGCGGCGGACATGGCGGGTCACGGCGGGAATCGCGTTGCCGATGCGAGCCGTCCCGAAGCTCCATGCCGTCCAGAGGTGATCCCCCAGAAGACGGCACGCCCCGAAGGCGCATTCCGGGTTCCCGTCGACCAGGGCGACGTAGGCGTGGTCCCGCAAGTGAGCCAGCGCCAGATCCATGTAGTGGACCGGCCCAAGCTGTGCCTCGCATTCGGCGCGATCTTCCGGCCGCATGTTCGCCGCAATATAGGACAGGTCGCGGAAGGACGCCGGGGCGATTTCTGTCCGCACTTACCAGCCGGTCCTTACGCAGCGGCGACGGCAGCCCCGAGAAGCACGCGAAGCCAGTTTGTCCCGTCTGAATAGGCCAGGCACGGGGACCCGGCCGCGCCATTCGAGACATAAATCATCTTGCCTTCATTCGCCGCCGCATCCGGGACGGTCGCGACCGTGAAGCCGTCGAGCGTCTGGAGGTCTTCCATCGCCGCATTGATTGCCGCAGTGCCGGTCTTGCCGCGCGCGAGGACAGGGGTCAGTGCCATGAGATTATCTCCACATTGAAAGGGGGTCTGCGTTACCGCGCGCCTTTTCCTTGCCGCGCTTCTTCACGATCTGTCTGGCCAGGCTCCGGTCCCGGTGAAACCACGCCATGATCACCGCATCGGCTTCGTCAGTCGACGACCCGAGCCGCTTGCGGATGTCATCCTTGCTCTCGACAACGATCGACTTGCCGCGCAACTTCCATGTCGGCGCGGTCAGTTGCGCCTGCAATCGCGGATCGGGCGGCAGCTCGATAGTCGGCTCCGCGCTGGGATCAAGTTCCTCGCGCAGCCGCCACCAGCTCTCGGCCCGGCAATTCAGAAATTCGAGTTTTCCGTCCTTCGTCCTTGCCTGCGAACCAGCCGAGGCAATGAACGCTTCCGCCGCGATTTCATGGTGCGTCTTGAGATGATCGCGAACCGAACCACCCCATCCGCCGGTCAGATCAATCGTGATCCCGCATTCGTTGCGGCGATGCGCGAGGATCATCAGCGCCACAGATGGCCCGTCCGGCGTGTCCTTGCCCTTCTCCCGGACAATATTGTCCACACGAACGCCATAGATCGGCGCGATCGTCGTCGCGTCAGGACCGCCCTGCGCAACGTCCACGCCCATGTGAAGCATCGGCCCTTTCGGCTTGTCCCTGTTCTTGCGCCACCTGTCCTGCGCCAGCAAAACCCATTCGGTCGGAATGACCTGATAGGGGTCGTCCGTCCGGCCTGCGAGGAAGTCGCCATAAAGCAGTTGGGAGCGCAACGGCTCGGGCATCGCGTTGATCTGCGCCCGGTAGTTCGTATCCCTCAGATACAGGTTGTCATCCAGCTTCGACGGGATAAAGGTCCGCGAAAGCGCTTCATATTCCACACCGTCGATGACGTGCTTTCCAGGCCCATCGGCCCAGACCGTGCGGATTTCGTTCGCGTCGCCCACCGTAACAGCCCAGCGCAATTCGCCGGGTTCCGCCGTATTTCCGAACGCGGGATCGATCCAGGGCGCGAACCATTCCACCAGCCACTGACCATCACCACCCATCGGCGGGTTCGAGGCGATAACAGCACGACAGCGCCGCCCCGATGCCGATCGCAGCCAGCCCAGGACGAAGTTGACCTTGTAGGCCGTGAGCTGCGCACCCTCGTCAAAGCCGATGAAGTCATGCGGCCGGCCTTGCCACGATCGTTCCGAGCCGGGGTTTTCCAGATGCCCGCATTCAATCAGCCGGTCATCATCGGTGATGACGCGCTTCTTGACACTATCGGCCCGCTGGTTGTCCTGGCTGATTTCCATCAGCCGGTCCCAGAAGCCATCAAGATCGTTCGATTGGCGCCGGAAGATAACAGAGCGCTCGTGCTCCATGAGCGCGAGGCCACAGAGAAGATCCGTCTTGCCGCCACCCGCAGCCCCGCCATACAGAAGCAAATCGGCATCCGAGAAATAGCCGCCAGTCTGCGGCCCAGCCTGTGGCAGCCACTTTGCCGTCAGCTCCTTCGCAAGTGTGCGATCCAGATCGGCTTTGTCGGAGTCCGACATGCCGGCAAGAAGGTCTCGAAGGTCGGCTAGGGTGTCCATTTCAACCTACGATTGGCATTAACCGGGGAAAGGATGTCATTTTTGCCCTGCGAACCACCGCGTTGACATACCCTAGGTTGCGTCAATCGTTGCCACCCGCCCGCTTCGCCTTCGTCGCCAAAAAAGCTATTGCCTTGGCGCGGTCGATGTCGCTCACGTCGCGGGTCTCGATCGGCTTGTCTCCGCCCTCGTGGACGTTTGTCACCTTGTCGCCGTACTTCTTCGGCTGAAGCTTGGCCGCCATCCATTGCCGGGTCGAGACGCGCAAAGCCGAGCGGCGAAGGGCTTCCCCGTTCTCGCGCCAGCCTAGAGACTGGCCATCCGGCCCCTTGCGCTCCATCCAGTCATTGTCGCCATCGTCCGCGATATCAAGCATTTCATCGAAGATCGCATCGGCCTGAGATTCCCGCGCGCGCGCATACCTGGTCGCGAATTCGTCGTGTTTTGCGAGCCACCTGAAAACCGTCGCCTTGTCCGGCATGTCCTGCCCGGAGCAGATCGTGCGCAGGCTTTCGCCATCCGCGAGGCGTTCGCAGATCGCGTCAGCCAGACCCTCGCTGTAGAGGCTTGGCCTGCCGGCGGTTTTGGTTTGGTCCGTCATCAAATTCTTTCGACCCTACGCATCCGCCATATGCTTGCGGCACTCGACGCGCTCCACGCGCCATTTCGGCCGGGCACCCGCCCATTCCGCCGCCAGTGCTGGCGAGGCCATGACACAGGACATCACCGGCTGATCGCTGGCGATGACGTGACGCTCGCATACGTCAGGATTGGCAATGCTACAGGCGAGGATGATCAGATCCGTTATGGCCTCGGTGATCATGCCGGCTCCCTCAGTTCCAGGACGCCAAACCCGAGATAGGATGGTCGTTGACGACACTGCCGCCGCTCACGGTGTATGGCCACAGCGGAACAGGCGGCTCGATAGGAAAAACCTTGGCGGGCGAACCAACATAAGAACGCTGGCCAAAGGGGACCGCAGGCTCCGGACACGTATCCACATGGGGGGGCGTGCGTCTTACCGCAGCCGGGGCAATGCCATGCTTCGCGTTCAGTCATCACAACCCCTGTCGCTTCATGGCCCGCACGTGAAGGCGGGGTTGCAGAAGCCTGGTACGAAAAAGGCCCAAGGGACGGCAATCCCAAGGGCCTTAGAAGTGCCAGCGCAGCCCCGGCTCCAACATGAGCCGCCCGGGGCTAGAAGGCACAACGCTATAAGTCTGCTCTTCGTAGGCTTTATAGCGCTGAACGCTCGATTCTGCAACCACCCTTCGGGGTGAGGCTTCTTCGTCACCCATCGCCGGGTTTCCATCACAGTCACAAGGACCAATGACGCGGCCGATGAAAGGGAGTATCGTTCCGAACACACCGCCGCTCCTGATTGCTTGCCCTGACTGGCATGGATGGGCTCCGGCCCGGAAGCCGAAGGGGCCGAAGGGGCCGAAGGACGCATCCTTTCGGCGGGGAAGACTGACACCGGGAGCATGTCTTTCGACAGAGGACCTACCCGGTGTTTACTTCGTCCAGAGGGGGTGTGCGTCAAAGCGCAGTGACCGTTTCCTCTGGCACACTCATTGAGGCGGGCCGGGCGCGTACCCGGCTTTGTTCGCAGATTGGTTACTGCATCGAGACCAGTGGCCCCGCCTCTACCGGTTGCCCGGTATATGTGCCCCGTGGGGGCGAAACTGGCGGTAGGTGGAGGATTTGAACCCCCGTAGCCTTCCGGCCTCAACGGCCTAGCAAGCCGCCGCATTACCACTCTGCCAACCTACCATTGGCGGAAGGTGAAGGAATCGAACCCTTATCCTTTCGGATAGCCTGGTTTTCGAGACCAGTTGCCGGCCATTCAGCGCCACCTTCCGCATACACGCCGACCGCAAAAGCGATCAGCGCGAACTCAGCGAAGATGATGACGAAAGGCGCATGGTATTCCTTCTGGAATCAAATCAGGCCGGGCGCTCTCGCACTTCCCGACCCATACGCAAATCCTATCGGGCGCACCGCGCCTCATAGGCTTTCCTTATAGGGGTCTCTGCCAGTCGGGTCAATACCGGCCGCCCTGCAAAAACCGATAATGCACAGCCAGTGCGCGAAGATCCATTGCGAGGACCGCCGCCATGTCCCGGTGCGGGATATTCCACGCCTCGGCTATGTCCCCCGTCCTTTGCCCTTCGACGCAATAGCTCCGAAGCCGGGCGCTGGCCAGCTTGCCCACACCCTTCGTCACCTCGCGGACCTCGTCAAGCGCGACGCACCGCGCATCGGGAACGCCTTTCCAGTCACCGCCGATGGAATCCGATACACCCGATTGCCCAGCCGACGCGATGCCAGCACGCTCCCACACCCGCGCGAATTGCGCGCCGGCCAGATAGAGCGCCTTGTCGTCCCCGCTGTCACCCTTGGCCCCATAACGCCATTCAAAGGTTCCCGGCTGACACCGAACGCTCTGCGTCTCGATGCGATTGCTGGACCCCGTCCTGACCGGTCGATCAACAATGACCGCACCGTCATATCCGGCCTTGTCGCGTTTTTTCCTCGCCGCTTTTGCCGCCATGCTATCCCCCGTCCTCGTGTTGTCGCCCGCTCGTGTCGAGCAGCCGAAGATACCGTCCCGCGCGCTTCCGCTTGAGCGGATAGTTCCGGATACCGTGAAGCACGGTCGTATGATCTCGCCCGCCTAGGTATCCGCCGATCTCAGGAAGCGATTTCCCCGAAAGCCGCGCGATCCAGTACATGATGGCTTGCCGGATCAGCACCACGTCTTGTTTCCTGCGATCCGACTTCACGTCCGCCAGCGCATAGCCAGTCGCCTTGCAAATCCGCATCGCGATCCGAACCATTTGCGGCGATCGGGGTTGAAGGCCTTCGGCCTCAATGAGCTTCCGCGCCGTCGCGAGTTCTTCCTTGCGCTTCGCCTCGATCCTCTCCAACCTCGCGAGGCGCGCTGCCATCTCCGCCATTTCACGGCGGTTTGCGGCCCGCTCGCGCTCTTCGGCTTCTTGCCGCCGCAGCTCTTCATAGCGGCGGCGCTGCTCGATAATCTCAGGGTCGGCCGACGCCTTGCGATGACGCGCCTCTATGCCCCGCTGTGTGTGTGAGTAGGACGCCGCGAACATCACCCTGCGTCCTCCAGCCTTGCAATCAGGTCTGTATAATCAGCGGCCATGTGAGGGCTCCTTCATGGGTTTCAGGGTGCCGGACGTGCGCTTGAGCAGGGCGTCGAGGCGCTTGCGGTTTTCCTCCGAGACAGGCTCGCGCGGCGCGTTCATCTCGGCCAGCGCGGCCCGCTGGTCCGCAATCTGGCGATGCTCACGAGCGCGCTTTTCCGCCATGGCGCGGGCGTGCTCGGATTGCGCCCGGACCGCTCGCGACAGCCGCATGGTTGCCGGCACGAAGTCGGTCGTCTTGCCGCCGTCATGGCCGTTGCGGATGCTGGCGATGCCCTTGCGGACAGCCCAGACAGGCTCGCCCCGGCAAGCATCGATATACAGCGCCACCCGCTTCGTCCCCATGCGCTCTGCATCGGTGTTGAATGCCAGGAACAACGCTTCCAGCTCGTCGAAAATCTGACGATCCGTTGCCGGCGTCAGATCGCTTTCGAGCCTAGTGCCAACGGCTGTATTCGCGCTCGTCGTGATCTGCCCCATTCTCGTCTCCGAAAAGCATGTTTCCGATTGTGCTGTGCGCGGATTCCAGTTGCGCGGCGTAGGTAGATGCCTGCGACGGCGCGCCCGGCATGTCCTCGTCTTCCCATCTGGCTTGATTGAGCCATGTCGACGGGTGCGGGATGAACTGCTTTTCCTTGCGGGCGAAGCCGGGAAGCTGCTGGCGCAAGCCCTCCATGATCTCGCGCGGATCGGCACCGGCCTTGATCTCCCGCTTCCATGCCTTTTCGGCCGCGCGCTTCGATTGCTTGCGGGGATAGAGCGTCCAGAAGTCGGCGAATGTGATTTCGTGACGGGCTCGGATGGTCATTGGACCGTGCCCCATGAGCGATCCCGCAATTCATCCGCGAGAAACCCGACCACGTAGCCGACGTTCATCATGGCTTCTTCTTCGCTCTCCGAGACCGTCGTAATGAGCGCCGCTAGAACGGTGACAACCGTGCCGATATCCTCGTGCAAATTTTCGCCGTGAAGATGCGCAATCATCTTCTCGGCAGTGGCCTGCATCCTTTCTTCGGTCTCATCGGAATTGTCGACGAATGCTGCGCCATTGGTGTCATGCATTTGCTTTCTCCACGATGGTAATTTCGATCTTGTGCTCAGCCCGCATGTGCTTCGCCTTCCAGCGGAACATCGGGGTGATCGTCGCCTTGCTCTTGCAGTCCTCGACAACCTGCCGTTTCGCGGTCACATCCCAATACGAGGCGTCAGAGACGTATTTCCCGATGACTTCTCCGTTCGGGGCGCGTAGGATGAAAGGCTGTTGTCGCTTCAAATCGACGATCTCGCCGGCCATCTCGCGCTGTTGCAGGACAGCCCACCGCGCGGCTTCCAGCTTGCTATCAAAGCGAACGCCGTCGACGACGACTGGCGTGTTGCGGTATTTCCGAGGCTTCGGAGCCGCCCCTGTCATCTCGCGATATTGCGCGGCTGGAATACCCATCAGACGAGCCTTTCCGGTTGCGTCTGCGTCACCACCACCTTGCGGATTTTCGGCCACCCGTTGGCTTCCGAGGCCAGCCGCTCGATAGCCCTGCGCATGGTTTGCTCGTCCACAGTGGAGGGCGTTTCCATGTCGATCGTTGCGGTGAAGTGGTTGGGCATCAAGCGCACTCCCTCGCCGCCGCATAGTCGCGCCATGACTTCGGCCCTTCGGCCGCCCATGTGCGTTCATCGTCGGTGATCGGCTTGATGTCACCGCAGCGAATGCGATGCTCACGCAAGAGCGGCGTGACGAACGCATACATCGCGTTGCGGTCGCGGTCGGGGGTGTAGCTCACGCCGCATCCTCCCCGAATATCGATGTCTGGACGCCCTTCGGCTCCCCTTCCGCTTGAAGGAATATGTCGCCCTGCCGATAGGCGCCCTCGATGCGCTCGCAGGCGACTTCGAAATAGGGCTCGTGAAGCTCGATGCCGATGAAGGAACGGCCCATGCGAGCACATGCGACGCCCGTGGTGCCGGAGCCCATGAAGGGATCGAGAACCGTTTCGGCCTTAGGGAGAAACCCGAGACACCATTGCATCAGGGCGACCGGCTTTTGGGTGGGGTGCTGCTTTCCCTCGCTTGCCAAAGCGCCGTGCGAAAAGTTAAACGCGCGCGTCGGCTGGTCTAGCGTCGTCCATGCCATCTCGACATGGCCGCTTGTGAACTCCCGAACGATCTTGTCCCAGATGAGCCATCCCCGGACAGGCGGCAGATCGTAGTAATTGCCGCCCCAAATGATAGCGTGAGAAGCCATGCCTATAGCGAGCGAGACCTTATTCGTCGAAACAGACGCATCCCAGCCCATATTCGCGCCGCCGTCATTGAGCTTCCACCGAGCTTTCGTATTTGCCTTTCCGCCCTGCCATTTGTCGCCGAGCCCGTACGGCGGGTCAGTCACCACGGCGTCGACCCTACCGAGCGTCGGCAGTATCTCTCCGCAATCCCCTAGGTATAGAGTGCAGTTCCCGATGACCTCGACGCGCTTGATCGCCTCCATCACGCCACCCATTCCACACCAGCAGAGATAGAGACGGGGGGAATCCACTCGCCCTCAATGCCGGTGCGCTGGGTGGCCTTGCGGATGACCATCCGGCCGTACTGGACATGATCCTTGACGGGTTCGGGTGATGGTTCGGGTGTCGGATGATTGAGCCGTTCGGCCTTGCCCTCCCGATATGGCCGCGCTCCGCTGATCGCCTTCGTTGTCATGGGCGTTGCGGTCTTCTCTGTTGCCAGTGCGATTTCCCGCAGGCAAACCCCCTGCAATGCCATGCGGTGGATAAGGGCGCGGGTTTCTTCGGAGTAGCGATACCAGATGGTCATGCGGCCTCCGCGATCCGCTTGGCGGTCCTGTAGGGCATGACGACCGTAAGACGATCTTCGTCGAGGGGGTCGGAGACGATAGCCGGAGACAGCCCGTCGGACGCAGAAAGCCGAACGGTGTCGCCGGAATAGCTTGACAGGACAGCCAGGAGATTGCCTGCGGCGAAGCCGATCTCGAATTCATCATCGCCATCAACGGAAAGCTTGTCGATCGCCTCGCCGAAATCGTGAGACCAGCCCTCTAGCGCAGCCTCCCCATCCGAAACGCTCAGCAACAGACCGCGTTCGCCAGCCGTGTAGATCGACACTCGCCGCACCGCCTCGGTCAGCTCGCCGCGATCAAAGATCACCGACTTGTCGCATCCGGTCGGTATGACGCGATCATAGTCGGGGAACGTCCCGTCGACCAGCTTTGACGCGATGACGAGGCCGGCGCCGGAAAACCGAATGAAGCTGTCGGAAACCGTAACCCCGATATCATCACCGCCGAGATTGGCGACCATTTCATCAAGAGCGGACGGCACGATAATTTTTGGCATGCCCTCTGCGCCATCTGGCACCGGGGCTCTGACGCGCGCCAGCTTATGACCGTCGGTCGCCACCAGGTTGAGCCCGTCTGGCGATGCATCCCAGCACGTTCCCATTAGATAGAACCGGGTGATATCGGTAGATGCGCAGACGCCGACGGCTTTCGGCAGGGCCTGCAACAAAGGGCGGGGGACGGTGAAGTCGTGCGACCCACCCGCCGATATCATCTCCATTGTGGGAAAGTCGCCCGTCGGCAATACCGGCATCTGAAACCGTGCCTTGCCGATGAAGATCGTGGCGCGGCGTTCATCCGCCATCACTCTGACTTCGCCGCCGCGCGTCTTTTTCAGCGACGGCACGAGCAGGCCTGACGGTAGGCAAACCGAACCCGCGTTAGCGACCTCAGCGGGAATTGATCCTTCCGCAGTCTGGTCAAGGTTCGTCGCCGTAACCGTCACCACGCCGTCGCCAGCGGCGACCTTGATGTGGCCCAAAATAACAATCCCGGACCTCGTGTCGCACGCCTTCGACACCCGATTGACCAGACCTTCAAAGGCGTCTTTTTCGACCGTAAACCCGACCATCAAAACAGCCTCCCGCAAGCCGCCTTGCGCTCGGAAACCATGCGCGCGACAGTATGGGGCTGGAATTGACCGGGGTGCATTTCAGCAAGAAGATCGAGAGCGCGCGCCGCTTCCCCTGCCGCGATCATCTCGGCAAGCAAGCACGCTTCACGGGAGTCGCTTTCCGCGCGATCCAATTCGCGATTGAAATATTCATCGCGGATATCGTTGTCCGAGAATTCATCTATATCCGGATCGACGTCGTCCGAACTCAAGCCGCGAAGCTCGAACTCTTCCTTGATCTCGGCGTCGGTGAAGTTCTCGATACCGGATTTAGCTACTGCGCTCATTTCTCGTCTCCCTTATCTTCGCCGTGATCGGCCCCAGGTGCCGGCGGAAAGCCCTCAGGCCATATCCATTGCGCCGACGATCTTCCGAAGAGCAGAAGCCGCGTCGCGATCGCCCTGCGCAGCCTCAGCGGCAAGATGCGAGGCAACCAGTGCGAGCGCTCTGTCGAGTTCTTCTCTTGCGTCATGGGCTCGCCTTTCGGCCTCGTGTTCGCGCCGCCCTATCCTGTCCGCCGTGGACCGAAGGCGCGCCATTTCGTGAGCATCGATGCGTCTGGCCTGCTCGTACCAAACGTCTCGGGTGCGGTTGTATGACCAGCGAAGTACCGTCGCCGCGTTGCGAATGCGCTCGCCGACCGACCCCATAGGCCAGCCTTCCCGCAGCATCTGGCCAGCGACAGCCACGTCAGACATTTCGGAGTTCTCCGACAATTTCTCGGACACCTGCGACATCCCATCCTCCATGGTGGTTTCCATGGAAGACGCGACGAAAAACCAGTTTGAGCTTTTCCAAGACGCCGGCGCGAACCGGATCGACCACGGCGCAGCGGACGGCAATCCGCGCTCCGACTATCCGAACGGCGGCAACCGGTCGGACCAATTCGACTACCTCGAAGCACGGCGGGCCAATTCGGCTATCAACCGCAGCCGCATCGAAAAACTGTCCCTGGCTTTCATCGGTGGGGTGCCAGGGAACCCCTTTAGGGACACACAAGCCGACAACACGACCGCGCGTCAGCGCCCGGAAGGATGCCGACAGGATGCTCCGAAGGATGGCGACCGAAGCCGGGAGGAGGATGGCTCCGGCCGCCGTACCGACACGGGGGAGGTCCGCGCCGATCTGTGTGGGGGTGGAGGGCATCTATGCGGCCTCCGACTTGATGGACGCAGCGATGGCGTTGACGTGCTCGATCCGCTGCCCCAGCCACCGCATACAATTGACGGCCATGCTGTTGCCCAGCGCCTTGTACATCGGCCCGTCCGATGGCGGACAGATTCCACGCCACGTGACTTGCGTCAGGTAGTCATCTGGAAAGCCCTGCAGGCGCGAGCACTCTGTTGGAGTTAATCTGCGGACTGCCCAACCGGAGTATGCTGGTTCACTTTCACCGCCAGAGGATCGCCGTGCCGTTTGAACCGCTGATAATGCTTCTCGCAGAAGCCAAGCCCCTTCACGGGCGCTCCGCAGACGGTGCAGGTCGCCTTTATACGGTGCTCCTTCAGATGGCAGGACCGACAGAAGCGCTCCAGGTTGTCCGGCGAGTTGTTTCGCCAGTCCTCGTCCTTGTGATGCACGTCCGTCCGGCCCGTCGAGCCACACTTGGCGCAGCAGCCTTCCGGCAATGTCTTCCTCGCGTGGTAGTGCGCCGTCATCCAGCTTGGGTCTGCCTTCTTCGGTCTCTGCTCGAAGGCTTTTGCCATGCAACCACGCCCGCAGAACTTCCGGCGATTGAAGTGCAACAAGGATTCCAAGGACCCATTCGCGGAACGCTTCCGCTCCAACCGATTGGCGCAGAACTGACAGCGTCGCACTGGCGTCGGCTTCATAGGCATCGGCATGTCTGAGTTCCCCCTGATTGAAGGCGATGGCCGGCGGATGCGCTCCAGCAGCGAGCGGATGGCAAGGATCGCCGACCTTCGGAACGCTGCGGTTCGCGGCGCTGGTAATTTGAGTCGTATCGAATGGAACCGGCACCAACGGCGTGCCCCTGCCCGTTCCATCCTCGCTGGCGTCAAAGCCTTCACCGCGAAGGGAATGGGCGACGAACGTCTCGGTCTCGTAATCCTGTCGGCCCATGCCGCCTGCGTTCAGGCAGTGGCTGACGCCTTCGGTGCTTGTGACGAGCCCGCCGTCGCAGTCAAAGTCGGTTCCGAGGCCACCGCCGCCAAGGCTTCGGCTAGGGATGGTGGGAGCGACTTGCCCCGTTTCTCGGCGCGGCGCAGAATGCCCGAGCAGGCTTTCGCGCTCAAAAAGTACCGCGGCGGCACGTCGCCAGTCTCCAGAATGTCCGACAACGAACACACGCCGTCGTCTCTGCGGGACGGCCCGCTCCATTCCGTCCACTCGGACGTACTGAGCGTCAAGCACTCTGTAGGCGAACCCATACCCGAGTTCGCCCAGGCCCCCGAGGAAGGCTCCAAAATCCCGCCCGCCGTCCGACGACAGGACGCCGGGGACGTTCTCCCAAACCAGCCACTCGGGCCGATAGCGGTAAGCAATGGCAAGATAGGTGAGCGCGAGGTTCCCGCGTGGGTCAGCAAGTCCCTTGCGAAGTCCCGCGACGGAGAAGGATTGGCACGGAGTTCCGCCGACGAGAACATCGATATCTGCATCCGGCCATTCCTTGAATTTCGTTATGTCGCCGAGGTTCGGGACATCGGGATAGTGATGCGCCAGGACTTCGCACGGGAACTTCTCGATTTCAGAGAAGAACACCGGAGACCAATCTAATGGTGCCCAAGCCACTGAAGCGGCCTCTATTCCGCTGCAAACCGATCCGTAGCGCAGCGTCATCACCCTTCCCCCGTGCTGGTGTCATGAGGGGCGTGGCGGAGGTTGGCGAGGGGCGCGAGAGTGGTTCCAAATCGACTAGCAAGCCAAGCTTCGCCATCATGAACGGCGATGACTTTGTAGATCGCAGCGCCGTAGGCCGGCTTCACCGTATCCCCTACCTCGATAGGGCGTGGTTCGACGTGGACTATTTTGACGCACTCAAACGAACGCCACGAGCCGCCGACGCGAACGACGCCGATTTCGAACACGCCCCGCACCAGAACGATGTCACCCGGCCGCAGAGTCTTCGGATCAATGCCCATCGTTCAGTCCTCCGCTTTGGTGTTGGGGTGGCCGTCGAGCAGATCGATCCATGCCGAAAAGGCGATGACGAACGGAATCTCGATCGCGACAATGCCGGCGAATATCCACAGTGCGAGCGGGTTCATGGGCGTGGCTCCGGACGCCAGAACCAGACCGGAGGCTTGCCGCTGATCTGCGGGAAATACTTCCCGTCTTGCTTTTCGTGTCGGACGAACTTCGCGATGAAATCAAACCTACCCTTGCGCTCACAGCGCCAGACGCATCCCTCAACCTCATCGATGGCACCATGAAACCCGCCGCTATCTATTGCCGCGATAGCGTCCTCGACCGGCGCCGGAGGCCCGTCAGATATGACAAAGGCAGGGATCAACCCGCACAGGTCGGCAAGGGCGCGCATTTCGTCGTGGGGCTTTCGGCCCTTGGCGTCCATCAGATCGAACGGAACAAACGGGATCGGGAGTGGCCGATACATCGTTCCATGCGCCATGCTGACCCACTCGCCGCAAAGACGCTCACCGTCGCCCAAGGCGGCGAAGCGCCATTCGTTCTCGCGAACCCACACCGCAAAATGTTGCAGGTGCTCATAAGGCGAGGATTGCGCGAGATAGCCGCTTCTGGCGATTGCGATAATCTGCCCGTCGACGCGGGCCACAGAGACGCAAGACCCGTCCAGTTTCTCTGTGACGATGATCCGATCGTGACGATCCCTCGCCTTTTCGGTCAGGATGGTTTGCTGTCCGGGATGGATGAAATGATCCCCCGGTCCCAGTCGAGACTTCGGAAGGTGGGGGATGCTGCCATAGGCTTTGCCGCCGAGCGGCTTCGTTGGTGCGCTCACGCTCCCGCCCTCCCGGTGTTCGTGGAGGGACGGGAGGCGGCGATAAAGGCGAAGCGAATATGATTGAAGCCGTCGTCCTCTTTGGTCATGTCATGGCGCGCGTTTGCCCATCCCCAGCGATAGGCCGGCGAGCGGTTTTCGCCCGGGGACGGATCGTCATCGCGATATTCAAGGAACCCGGCGAGGAGGTCGGATTCGTCATATGCGGCAACATCGCCAGAGTGACGCGGAGGAAAGACTTTCCCGATGTCATCGAATGTTGTGTTCATGCCGCAGCTCCCGTTCCTCGGTCTGATTTGCGGATGGCGACGGCGTATATTGCGCGGCTCATCCCGTACTGGCCTCGAATGCTGCCAGTGGGTGCGTCGAGATCATCAACGGCGGCGGCGGGATGAATGCCGTAGGCGACGCGCTCTATGAAATCGCGAAGGCTGTCATCAACGTGAAACCACTCGTAGCCGAGATGCAGATAGGCAAAGCGGTTCTGGACCTTGGTTTCGAGCTGATAGTCGCCGTCGCAGGAAGTGATGATGGAAATCTCACCATCGGCCGCGCGGGAAAGCTGCAAAAGACGAGCCGCAAGGTCGCCAGTGACCCCGATCTTCACGCGGCTCGTGTCGCCATCCTGTTGCGCAAAATAAATCATGCGGCGGCCCTCCCCTTTTTCGCCGGCCCCGCCTCGCCCGGCATCGCGTCGATGAGTTTGCGGCATGTCTCGATCGTCACGCGGCCATTCTTCTGCGTCAGCCGCGCCCAGAGTTTCCCGTCGTTGACGGTCTTCCGACAGAAGGTCGACGGCGACATGCCAACGGCCGCGCAATGAGCTTCAATTCGGGCGATGAGATCGGGGGTCGTAAGCATGATGAGGATCATAGTGGGCTTAAACCCATACGTCAATGGGCGACAACCCACGTGACAACGATTTATTCACCATGCAGGAAAACGCCATGAGCGATTCATGGCACGACATCATCGAGCGGGAACGTAAGGTTCATGGCCTTTCCATGGCCGAATTATCCCGAAAGGCTGGGGTCAACGCGACCTACGTCAGCGAAATGCGGCGTAAAAGGAAGGTGCCGCACGTTGACAAGCTCAAAGCTCTTGCTACCGTTCTAGGCATTCCGATGTACGAACTTCTAAATGAAGAACTAGTTTCGGAAAGAACAGTGCCGCTCGTCGGCCGGGTCGGCGCGGATACCGGAGGCCAAGTGCTTTTTGACCGCGATCAAGACGAGTTGGGACGTGTATTTATACCACAAGGCGCCACGTCCGATTCTGTGGCAATTGAAGTAATTGGCCTATCGATGGGGTTCATCACCGATGGGTCTCTTATCTTTTATTCTAAACGAAATGAAGCACCAACTGACGATATGATCGGGGAGACTTGCATCGTCGGGCTTCATGACGGCCGCGTTCTTTTGAAGCGCATCCTTCGCGGGAGCTCTCACGGGCTATTCGATCTCGAAAGCATCAATGGCCCGATGATCCGCGATGTTCAGATTCAATGGGCTGCGCATATCGAGTCAATCGTTCCTCGCCATCGCGCCCGTCAGCTTCGCGCCCCCTGATACGCTTACCTTTCTAAGGGTTCTGACTGCTGGTGAGTTCGTTGTTCAGGGCATAGGAGGACTAAGCCCCGTGCTCGAAAGCATCCGGGGTTAGCCTCCAACCCGATACGATCCTGACTGCCGGAGCCGTCCGCCGCACAAGGCCCGTTGGTCGTTTCCAGCGCCAACGATCGACCGCTACTAATTGTCACCCCTGGTTAGGTGACAGCGAGAACCCCTTCGGTCTTTCGGAGTGGGGCTTGCTTGCTCTCGCGCCCGGTGGTAAGCAGATACCGCATTGAAGCAGTTGGGTCGCCACCGTCATCTCGACCTTCCGACCCTGTGAGCCCCGCCCTAACCCGGCGGGGTTTTTCGTTTGTGCCCCAAAAAAAATGCGCCGTCAATCTTTTGTGGGTCAAAACCCATTGACACGTGGGCTGAAACCCACTATCCCTTAATTCATCAACCCGCCCCGAGGGGCACTGATGGAGCCGAGACGATGGCGATCAAGCACTTCAACGGAGAAACGGAATTGCTCGGTGTTCGCGAGCGCGGAGGCCAGCTCTTCGGTTACTCAGACAAGTCCGCCCTGTTTTTCGTCGCTGGCGCGGGATGGCAGGGATACCTCCCGGTTGAGCGGACCGTCGAATACAAGTCGAACCCTTCCCGGCACGAGTGCGATGCCCGCTGCATGAACGCCACCGGGCGCATCATGAAATGCGAGTGCTCCTGCGGCGGCAAGAACCACGGTCGCGGCACGATGATCTGCGCGGAGGCGGCGTGATGCGACTCACCCTTCACCCAGTCGCAGACGAGTATCTGCGCGAGACGCATGTGGTCAAACCGGGCGACCGTTTGCACCGTCTAATCTCCCGCTTGGCCGACACCTACTACGACGACCTAACCGACGATCGTATCGAAGAACTGGAGCGACAGGCCGATCAGTGGCGCTGGATGCACGCTGACGGAAGTCGCTTCCCCGCATGACCCGCCCCGAGGGGCACCACACCACCCGATGGGAGATGCAAGATGACCACCTTGAACCGCGACACCTACAGCAAGATGAGCAGCGACAACCTTCGCAGCCGCTTTCTTTCAGCCGAGGACCGCTCCCGTCGTGCGCCCACAAGCGAAGCGTATCTCTCCGATGCATTCGCCATGCAGGAAATTTGGACGGTACTCGAGGCTCGTGGCGAGCCGCACCCCTTCATCAAGCAAGTCCGCGCCGCCTAACCCTGCGAGGGGCATCGACCCCTAATCCAAACGCAAGCCAACCGCACCGAAGGAGATGACAGATGAACATCACCGCGAATGGACCGACCGGCGCTCTCCTCGCACTCGGCAATGTCGACGCTGAGATTTACGGCGTTCGCGTCCGCCGCGTCGGATCAGGCCGGGACAATAGCAATGTCACCGGCCATGGCGAGACAAGCATGACCATTTGCTACGTCGACGGGAAACGCTCGACACGCCGCGCAGCTCTCTCCCGGCTCACTCAGCACATCGCCGATGGTGAACGGGTCGAGATTGAGGGTGAGCTTGATGATGGTCCGTTCAAGATCACGTTTCGCCCATGACCCACCGGGCGCGAATGCCCCACCACGCCAAGGAGATGAAGATGGGCCCGAGCGGAAATTCAGTTTGCGATTTGTGCGGCGAGACGATGCCGGAAGGCGAGGAGATGTTTCGGTTTCACGGATTCAGCTGCGAATGCCCGACCGAAAACCGGCAGGAACATCGGGCTGTGAAGGCGCCCCCATCCGCCAAGCCGTTTAGCACCTATCCCGAGGAGCGCGCGAAGCTGCTTTCTCTCGCCGAGAAGGTCGCGCAATCGGCAGGCGAAGATGCGGCGTCGGCTGACAAACTTGCCGATCTCGTCCGAGCGATCCTGACCGACGAGGAATTCAGCCTCAATCTGTCTAACGAAGCCCAGCCATGACCAATCACCCGCCCCGCCATGCAATCAGCGACCGCGCCATCGGCCTGCTTGCCGCCGTGTTCATCGCCATCGGCATTTTCGCCACTGCCTACGCGACGATCTACAGCATTCCCCGCGTCGTCATGACGCTCAGTGATGTCCAGCAATAGGAGAGAGTGATGGCCGAAGAAGATCGCGAAGACCGTTTCTGGATGGTTTGGAACCCGAACCGTGATTCCCCGACGATGCGCCACTACACGCTTGAGCAAGCGAAATCCGAAGCCTCGCGTCTCGCCCGTCTTAACCCGGGCCAGCGGTTTTACGTCCTCAAGTCAGTTCGCGCGATGGTTCAGCCGATCGGCGAAATGCACGAGATCAGGCTGACGAAGACCGCCGATCAAGACCTGCTTGTTCCCTTCTGACCTTTGTGTCTCGGCCCCTCCCGGCCGAGCTGCAAATGCCAGACACACCCCACAGGAGGCCAGACCAATGAGCGAGACACTGATCCCAACGATGGGCCTTCGCTTCACTCTGAAGCCGGCTCCTCTGATGCCGGGCCACCCGGCCGTGATGGAGCGGGAGATGGTGCTGCAACAGCGCTTTGACCGACCCTCGGGCGGGCACGTCTGGCGTGACGTTCCGCTCGTTGTCGATGGCAATCAGAGGCCAGACCAATGAGCGCAACCGAACAGACGCCGAAGTACAAGCTGGTGCCGGTGGATCTGACGAAGGAGATGAGAGCGGCTTACCATCGGGCCAACGATTATATCGAGGAAGGCGATGATGCGGCCAACCGGATCGGCTCTCCCGATTTCCAATGGCAGCAAATGCTCGCCGCCGCCCCCGCAGTCAACGCACATGCAGAGACACAGGCAAGGGTGGAGGCGCTGCGCCGGCTCTTGAGTGATGCCAAGCAGCAAATCGAGTATCTGCACGACAAATTCGGCGAGACCGGTAGCGGCGCAGCCATCCTCTCGCGCATCGACGCCGCCCTTTCCCCTCAACCCACCAAAGCGGAGTAGATCCCGATGAACGTCCACCCGCAACTGCCCTACGTGACGCCGCAGCGCAAAGTCATGAACGCGGCGTTCCTCGATACCATCGCGGCCATTCAGGCTGCCCACATGGACAGCGCTCAGTCGATCCGCTTCGACACCATGACGCCCGGCGAGCTTCGGCAGAACCAGCGCGCGGCGGAAGGCATGGCGGCAAGCCTGTCCCTGTCGTTCGGGAAGCTGATCAAGGCGATCTGCGAGACCGGCACATACGACGCGATCAGTCTCGCGGACATCATGCACCCGCTCACGGACGCGATCAGCGACGCCACCTACGGCGAGTTTCGTCGGGTGGAGGATGATGCCGAGGGCGATGCCCGCGAACGCATTGCACAGCGTCAGGCGTTTGGCGCGGCCCGTCCCGCCAGAATGGCGGATGCACGGGAGCAAGACCAATGAGCGAGAGCAAGACGCCAACGGCGGTAGATGCGCTGCAAGCGCTAAAATCTCGTCTATACCTGCACAGGCTGCGCGGCCATGTCAGCGCCAACGAGGACCGTAACCTGTTGGTTCGTATCGAGGGCGATATTGAGGAGTGGTTAAACGAGCATGGCGTCACTCGCACGCCCGAATATAGCCAGGATGCGGACCTGTCCGCCCTTGCTGGCGAGATCGTGGAGCCGGTGGCGATCAAGCCGCTGGAGTGGGAGCCCGTCGAAAAATGGAAACGATGCTCCAAGGAGCGCGCGCCCGCTTTCGGTGGTGAATACCAGATCGTGATGCTGGACCCTGACGACGATGACCCGCTGCCCTCTCTGTATTTCGAGATCGGGCTTGGCGCATTCATGTTCAGGTTTGAGCAGGGGCAGGACCCAATGGGGCTGCCGGGTGAGACATGCCCCCGCAAATTCCCATCTGTCGAAGCCGCCAAAGCCGCAGCCCAAGCCGACTACGAGCGCCGCATCCGTCCCGCTCTCGCCTCCCCGCCCGACACAGCACTAGCCGAGGCAAGAGTGGAGATCGAGCGGATGGGATCGATAATTGCCGAAGCGAAGGCCGAAATCAAACGGCTGGGAGCGGTGGCTACTGATCGCCGGTATATGATGATGGCGTATAGGCAGATGCTCGGCCCGAAAGGCCGTGAAGTCGCAGCCATGTGGGACGCTAAAGGTGTCCTTCGCCAGCATACAAGTTGGGGTCCAAAAGCCGACGAACTGACTGGCGAAGAACGTGCCCAGATACACTTGGATGTCGAAGAAGCCCCGAAAACCGAACACCTGCCTGACGCCGCCCGTTCGGAGCCCAAGCCATGAACGGGCGCACCGATAAGCAGCGGATCGTAGCGATGCAGAAGGCGCTCCGCATAGCCCGCGCGGCGCTTGAACACTACCGCCACGACAGCGCCGTTGATGACGCCCTGTACGAGATCAACAAGCTCGACTGGAAGACGAAGCCGAGCGGGCTTCAAGGCATCTGTGGCCACGGGGAGAACGTCCAATGACCGGGGCTGTCTCACCACGGGAACAGGCGGCCGACCGCGCCACATGGCGGCTCGCGATCTTCATCGATGGCTGGCTTTACGCCATCCGGGGATCGCGTGAGCGCCGGGACCATCGGCAGGCATTCGAGCGCCTCCGGTATCTGCGGAACCATCTGCGACACACCCCGGCCGAACGGCGGCGGGCCGCGATCAAACTCTATCAGACGCGAAAGGCGAAGACCAATGGCTGATTATCTCAAGCTGGACGCCGATCGGGTTCGCGCCACCATCGCGCGGCTGATCGAAGCCTACCCCGATCTGGCTGGCGACGAGGAATTGCGCGCCGATACGATCGAAGGCGAAACCGACCTCGACAAGATTCTGACCCGGCTGTTCCTCGACTGGCGATCCGACGAGGAAATGGCGAGCGGCACGAAATCCATCATAGCCGACCTTCGCGAGCGGAAGGCACGGCTTGAGCGACGGGTAGCTGCCCGGAAGGCGCTGGCGATGTCTCTTCTGGAGACGGCGGACCTCGACAAGCGCCAGATACCCGTCGCCACCCTATCCATTTGCAGCGCGCGGGAAAGCGTCGTCATCGATGATGTCGACCAGCTTCCGCAAGGCGCTTTCACGCTGGTTCGCAAGCCGATCGATGCGTCGAACCTAACGAAACAGATCATGGCCGAGGAGGCCGGGAAATTCCCAGGAGCCCATCTGGAAATGGGTGACGACTATCTCGTCGCCAGAAGCAAGTAGCGGGCAAAAACCAGTATCAGCATCAGAGGGCATCGCCCGGAAAGAGATGGAAAATGGTCAATATCAACAATGTCTTCCCTTCCAAGTACCTGAGCAGCCAGGACCTCGACGGCGGCGAACGCACCTTGACGATCAAGGATGTTCGCATGGAAACCTTTGCCGACAACGAAACCAAGCCCATCGTCTATTTCGATGAGATCGACAAGGGCCTGACCCTGAACAAGACCAACGCGACGACGATCGGCGGCCTGTTCGGCCCGGAGACTGACGACTGGCTGGGGCAGCGGGTTACGCTCTTTGCGATCTGGACCGAGTTTCAGGGGCGCCAGACGCAGGGGCTTCGCGTTCGGGCTCCGACGCGGCAGCTGAACCAGTCTCACCAGAGGCCGCTTGAGGACCGCCCGCAGCGTGACGGCGCTCGTGAATATGCGGCGGCAAGTGGCGGTTCGTTCGACGAGCGAAATCCGCCGCCGGCTGAATACGATCGGGTGTAATCGTCATGTCCGAAGATCGCGTCATCAAGGCCCGATATGCGGACTGGAGAACAGTGAAGGGCCGCAAGGTCCTTCAACTGGTCCTTGAGGTTCCGCTTGAGCAACAGGACGAGGCGCTGAGGATGCTTGGCGCCCCGTTACCTGACCGGGATCTATGGGTGGCGATCGCCCGCCTGAATGAAGCGCAGAACGACAGCTTCAAGGGCGGTCGTCTCGCCAAGAAGGCCGGTATCCTCTGCAACGAGATCGGCTTCCAGAAGTGGGCCGGCGCCGAAAATCCAGATGGAGCCGCGATTTTCATCCGCCAGCGTTGCGGTGTCGAAAGCCGCGCCATGCTGGACCACGAAGAACGGGCCGCTCGGGCCTTCAAGAATATGGAACTCGAATATCAGAACTGGCTGAGGGACGCAGCATGAACCTGACCCACGAAAAGGCCCTCGCCTCCGGGCTGACCCCGTTGGACGAACGGCAATTGCTGATTGCCCTGTTGCGAGGCATCCCCCGGAGATCACGGGCGCGGTCGACCATCGAGGACCGACTTGCGGATTTGACGCGAGACGAGATCGCGACGGACATCGCGGCCGATCGGTTCGCTGTCGCCTTTGCCGAGGAAATGGAGGCCGGGATCGATGGCTAGATCCGTCAAGGAATGGCGCGGGCGCTCCGACGACCACAAGCCGCCGCCGACCGTTCGCCAGCGCATCCTAGACCGCAACAACGGCACTTGCCACCTGTGTTCGCAGCCGATCACAGACCGGAACTGGGATGCCGATCATGTCGTAGCCCTGATCAACGGGGGCGAGAACGCCGAAGCGAACATGAAGCCGGCGCACCGGCAATGCCACCGGCTCAAGACGGCGAAGGACGTAGCCGAAAAGGCGATGGTCGCGCAGAAGCGAATGAAGCATTCCGGCGCGATCCAGCCGAAGCAGACAATTCAGGGGCGAAACTCTCTGCAAACGCGGAAGGACCGGCCACCCAAGCCGAGACTGCCACCGGCCCGGCTTTATGCACCCACGAGGGAGATCGCGAGATGAGACCCGAAGACATCCTTGACGATGCGCTGGCTTTGCTGCGGCGGAATGATGCCGAGATCGACCGCTTACGAGCCGCCATCACCGAAGCCGAGCGCCAAGCCTACAACCGCGCCGCCGAGATCATCAAGGACACGGCCCAGCAATGGGATGACGGCGAGGGAAGCCGATCGTTTGCCGCCTGCATGGCGGCGCATGATGCCATCCGCGATCTCGTGAAGGAGGGATAGGATGAACACCGCATGGCTCCTCATGGCGCAGTACGGCAAGGCGATCATCCCGCTTGAGGACGTGCGGCGGGATCACTTTTCGCACCTGAATATCGAGATGTTCCGGCGCAAGCTCTCGCGAGGCGAAATCAAGCTGCCGATCATCCGAGCCGAGGCCAGCACGAAAGCCCACCAGGGCGTCCATATCGATGACCTCGCTGCCTATATCGACACCGCCCGCGATCAGGCTCGCAAGGAACTGGAGCAAATCACGAAGGGCGTCGCGGCATGATCCGGTACGTCGCTGGGTACGTCACAGCGAAATCACAGGATCGGGAAGCCCTTGCATTCAAGGGCTTTGGCGTTTAATGTCGGTCCAGTCGATCATGGGCGCGACGGCAAAGCGGCGAGCCTCCGGAATCCGGGCTTCCCCTTGAAATTCAGGCTGTTCCCCGCCGCCCGATCTTGTCGTCAACTCGTGCATGTTCCGGTTATGTCTAGTCTAGATTGCCAGAGTACGACACGTAGCGTACCAGTCCTCTCCATGACGTACCGATTGGGAGGGGATCGTGGGAACGATCATAGCGAGAAAACGCGGCGATGGCACTACCGGCTATAGCGCGCAAATTCTGATCAAGCGAAAGGGCGTCATCGTGCATCGGGAGACACAGACATTCGATCGCCGACAACCCGCCGCGATCTGGCTGGAAAAGCGCGAGAAGGAATTGAGGCAGCCGGGGGCTCTTGAGCGCGCCCGGATCAAGGCGCCGACGCTTGGCGTCGCTATCGACCGGTACGTTACGGAATCGTTGAAGCAGATCGGACGCACCAAGGCGCAAGTGCTCCGCACGATCCAGACGGACCCGATCGCGGACCTTCCATGCGAGGAAGTCGGGAGCCCGGAGATCGTCGCGTTCGCCCGGCGTAGGAGCGCGGATAACCAGCCGCAGACGGTCGGCAACTATGTCTCGCACCTTGCGGCGGTGTTCGCCGTGGCAAGGCCGGCATGGGATTATCCGCTAGACCAGCAGGCAATGCGGGACGCGCAAGCCGTGATGCGACGGCTCGGCCTGATCGCCACCAGTCGCAGGCGCGAACGCCGCCCGACATTCGACGAGCTGGACGCCATCCTGTCCAGCTTCGAGGGCCGGGACAAACGCGGCCGCGCCACGGTTCCTATGGTCAAGGTCACGGTGTTCGCGCTGTTCTCGGCCCGTCGCCAGGAAGAGATCACCCGCCTCGCATGGTCCGATCTGGACGAAGCCCATTCTCGCGTCCTTGTCCGCGACATGAAGCATCCGGGAGAGAAGATCGGCAACGATACATGGTGTGACGTACCGGAGCCTGCGATGCGCGTGATCCGATCGATGCCGAGAGCCGGCCCGCTGATCTTCCCCTACACGACGGACGCGATCGGCGCGGCGTTCACGCGGGCATGTCAGGTTCTCGGGATCGAGGATTTGCGGTTTCACGATCTGCGGCACGAGGGGGTCAGCCGCCTATTCGAGATGGGGCTTTCGATACCGCACGCCGCTGCCGTTTCCGGTCATCGGTCGTGGTCGAGCCTGAAGCGCTATGCCCAGATCAGGGCGCGCGGCGACATTTACGAAGGCTGGGAATGGATAGAGAGGGCGGTGCGATGAGCGCGAAACGTTTGATGCCAGAGCGGACCAATCTCGGGAGAAGGTTTGACGCGACGATGGCCGCTCCTATGGGCAACCGAAAGCGCGGCGAATACCAGATTGAGGGTCGGCGCTCCGTTTTGGGCTATCCGCTGCCGTCGTGGCAGCGCCCGTTCGTCTGGACAGATGGACAGTGCATCAGATTCCTTGAGAGCGCATGGCTCGGGCTGGACCTTGGAACCTACACCTACAACCAGGCCGCTATCGGATCGCCGAATGACGGCCTTCTGATCGACGGACAGCAGCGTCTTCGATCGCTGGAACGTTACCTTGATGGCGAATTCCCGGTCTTTGGCTATCGGTGGTCCGAAGTCACGATCGTTGATCGCAGATTTTTCGAGATGTCGACTATTTTCGCCTGCTATGTCACCGAAACCGAGGATGAAGACTATCTCCGCTCCTACTATGACATGACGAATTTCGGCGGAACGGCGCATACTGAGGATCAGCGGGCCGCACCCCTCGCCATGCGTTCGGAGGTAAGGTGATGACGGGCGAAGAATTCCTCAATGTCTATGAGGGCTACCGCTCGCCCGGCCGATGGCGCAAGGCGTGGTGCGAACTCACTGGCGGACACGATAACGGCGTCTGGGGTACGTTCACGGCGGTTGACACCGACATCGCCGCGTCGGTCAGTCTTGAATGCCAGCGCTGCGGAAAGCGGACGGTCTGGTATCGCGTGCCGCGTCGTGGCGCCCCTCCCCGCAACCCTAACGATGGAGATTGAGATGTGGATGCTCGACGACGATTTTGACGACGACGAGATCGAAGAAGAATGCGGACTCATGGCAGACGGGATGTGTATGCTCGCCGGGACTGAACATTGCGATTGGGACTGCGGCAGGCTCAATGCCCAGCGGATCAGCGCCGTGAAGTGCCACCGCGCTCTATCAGAGAGGACACCCGATGAGCGACAGCATGATTGAGCGTGTAGCGAAGGTGATCGCCGACGGCGCTGGCGATAGCCGAGAGGCTTAGAGCGCGATCAACGCCGCGACCATAAAGACCGCCGCCGCGCATAGCGCGATATTGGACCCGAGACGCAGGCGACGACGATCGGAATCGCTCACGACCTTGGCTCCTGGGGAAACCGGACAATCATATCGGGAATCGTCAACCCACCGGCTGCCATGATCCGCTCCAGTTTGTTGACGTGGGCCACGTAGTCCTCGATCATGTGTTCCTGCTGCTTTATGGTCCGCTGCTGATCAGTGACGATGGCGGCAAGCTCGGTGATCCGCTTTTCGAGATAGTCCCGCAATTCGGAACGGAGCCGGTCTTGCTCCTTCTCCCGGGCCTGTACCGCGACATCGCGTCGGGCAGTCTCCTTCTCGGCTTTGCGGTCCATCCGCGTAATGAGCCAGCGAATGCCAACACCGATCACGGCTAGATTTGTGGCAATAGCCCCGAGGAGTGATCCCCATTCGCCGCCCGTCATGGTGCATTTCTCATTCGTTTACCGCCACGATGCACAGTGAATGCAGCCGGCGCCCTCGTATCAGGGTTTCGGTCAGGAGGGTCGGCGGGTGGCACCCCGTCCGGCTCTCCGTTATCGTGGCCTCACCATCGACGTCCACGGCCGCCAGCGGAGACAGCCCTTGTCATCGACAAACGACACGATGACCCGCCCGTCCCTGCGGATGGCGATCATCATCCGCGCAGGAGGCCGCTCGCATGTCAGATCGGCAATGGAGACCGGTGGGCGGCGCTTGGGTGGTGCATCTGGCGTCGGGGCGGCCTCGGCGTCGAAGACCAGCAGGAACGCCATGACGCCGGCAAATACGGCCACGGCCCATAGCGCCCAGCGCCAGACGTTCACGGCTTCCATCCGCAGAGCTTTGCACCCTTCCGGTTTTCCGCCAGGACAGCAGCAACCTCGGCATCGCTGAGAGCGTCGACGGCAGCCGGGGACAGACGGACCGGCTTGGCGACATCGCAGTAGGAACCGCGCGGCGTTGTGCAGGCGGCAAGCAAGAGCGCGGCTGCGATGACGGTCACCTTCCCCATCGTTTCAGATCCTCGCGATTGTCCGCGGGCTTTTGGCCTGCGACTTCGGTTTCAACCTTGCTGGCTTCGGAGATCGCCTTGGCCCGGTCGACGGCTTGTTCCGCCCGCGCCTGCGCCTTGCCGCTGGACTTGCCCTTGAAGAATGCGGCGGCGACGGCCGCGATAGCTCCAAGGACGGCGATCAGGATGGTTTCGAGCCCGAACATCAGACGTTCGCCTTGTCGCGGATGAAGTAGCCCGCAGCGAGGATGGCGAGCGGAGTGATCGCAACCCAGATCGCCTCGTCGTCAAATTCCGGGGCGAAGTGTGAGACGGTAGCGCGTACGATGGCGACGAGAGCGCCGGCCACCATCGCGGCCGTGAGTTTGTTCGTCGGATTTGCTGTTGGCTGGTCAACGGTCATTGAAAAAGGCTCCCTATCCAATCCCAGGCGGCATAGAGCGCCGCAGCGATAGCGCCGAGGATGGTGACACCCGCCACGGCTTTGTTCGTGCCGGCTGGCACCTGTGGGGCTTCCGGCTCCGGTGAAGGGTCAATTGTGCGTGTGGGGGTTTGGGGGTCGGTCTCGCCATATTTGGCGGTTGCCAGTGCATCCTCGAATGCAACGGCATATCCGGCGATCAACGCGGCCTTGTCCGTGCCGTTGACGATGCGGCGCGCGCCCTTGTAGTCGCACCGGTTGAAGTTGATGTAGTGGTTCAGGGCCTTGCCGGTGAACGTGCCGAGCATCATTCCCTGGACGAGGATGCGGGCCGCGATCTCCCTCTGGCAAACGGTCTGCGGCTCTTTCAACAGATCGATGCCGAGCCGGTTGGTCCAGTCCCGATAATTGGCGCGGCCGGTAAGCTGGACAAAACCCCTGCCCTTGAATTTCACGCCATCGCCGCGAACCGTATTGCCGAGGTCCTTGCGCCCCTCATAAGCCTTGCCGCTGGCGTATTCCTCCATCGTCTTGAAGCGGTCGGACTCGTGAAACGCCGTGGCGAGGATATAGGCCAGCTTCCGCTTGTCGTCGTCCCCATAGATGCCGAAGGCAGTGATGATCGCATGGATGCCGTCAACCGCGCTTTGGGACAGATGGCCGCCAAACGGCTTCTCGCGCACGGCGTTGAAGAACGCGCGTTCGTTCATATCATTGCTCCATTTGTGGGGATTGCTTCACGGCGCGCGGCCATGAAAAAAGGCGCCCCGGAGAGCGCCTTGCGTGGTGGTGCGCGTGCGGTATGATCGCTTCACCGATGGAGGTAGATTGTCCGATGAAAACGTACGCCTTTTACAGCGCCGGCGGCTACGCCCGCGAAACCCGCGCCGGATTCCTGCTGACAACGCTTATGACGACGCATGAAGACGTGCGGGTCGTTTTCATAGATGACAGTCCGGATGTGATCGGGACGAAGGTTCACGGGTCGGACGTGATTTCCTACGATGAAGCCAAAACGATACCCGGCCTCGAAATCAATGTCGCGTTTGCCGACCCGAAGATACGCCGCCTGAAAACCGAGATGTGCCTTGGCGACGGCTTCGATCTTTTCAACTCAATCGCCCCGAACAGCGTCATTGGCGATAATGTCAGCATCGGAAACGGCGCGATCTTCTCGCACTTCTCCATGGTCACATGCGACGCAAAAATTGGGATGGCTTTTCACTGCAACATCTATTCCTACGTCGCCCATGACTGCATTATAGGAGATTATGTAACCTTCGCGCCGCGCGTGTCTCTTAACGGGCGCATCAAGGTCGAGGATGGCGCCTATGTTGGATCGGACGCGACATTCCTCCCAGGGAAGGCCGATCGCTTCCTTACGATCGGAGCCGGTGCGGTCATCGGAGCGGGTGCACTCGTGACCAAGGACGTAGAGCCGGGGGCCACTGTTACCGGATCGCCGGCCAAGCCGCGCCCGTGACGATCCCCGACAAGGCTACGGCCCCGGATCGTATTCCTCGGCCGGAAGCCAGACAACCGCATAGGAAAGCGCCCCAAGTGCAATTCCGGCCGTTCCTGCCGTGGCAATGTAGACCGCGCCATCCGAAGCGATGCTCAGGGACGTGAAGCCAAGAGCTGTATTGACGACCGGCGCGGATATGAATTTGCGGGGCCGGCATCCCAGCGGCATCGTCATGATTTGCGTGTTGGCCGCAGTCGTCCCGCCGACCAGATCGCCCTCGAAATGGATAATGCCCCATTCGTCAACCATGAATTCGACATTGGCCCCGGACCACCCGTTCAGGAACGTGATATGCGAGCTGGGCCGCCAGACGCCCCGGTTGTTTCGAGCGTTCGCGTCCATCTTGATTTTGAGGCGGCGATTGGCATCGGTTGGAGCATTTAGCACCGGCCGGGTACCGCGCGCCCAGTTGTTCGGCCCGACGACGTTGTGCTTCGCGACAAGGCCGCCGCCGCCGTCGCCGAAATAGATATCGCTGGTGTCGCCAGTCTCACCCGGATCATAGGTGCCGGGGTTGAATTGGTTGTAGTCGATCACATGGCCGCGCGCGTTGTAGAAGACCATGTTGTGACGAATTTCGTCGCCCCCACCGAAGTTGTTGCGCGTCCAGATGCACGCGGCGGAGATGTAGCCGAGGCCTTGCACGAGCGCGTGCGTCTTCGGATTGAGCGCGTTCGTGCCGTACTGTTCGATCTGGAGCGCATCGAACAGCATCCGGGAACCGTTGGCGATGCGGATCGCGCCATCCGACGAGCCGATCGACGTTCCCGTGACCATCGTGTTGAAGGCGCCAAGGGCAACATTTGCGAGGACACCCGTGCCCTTGCCGGCCAGCTTGGAGAACAGAAGCCGGTTGCCATCCGTCGTGTTGTCGAACTCGACGACGGAGACGCCGTCCGGACCTCCTGTGACGAGATCGCAGTTGAAGATGGTGTTGAACGCCACCTCGTTGCCAGTGGCAGGTGGGCCCGGCGAATAATTCGACCCGAAGCGGATCGTCCGGTCCCAACCAGAGTATGTGCCGTTCTGGATTAGCGTCTGGAAAGTTGACGCGGTCCCCGCCGGCGATCCTGCCGGGCACAGGTCGATGACCGCGTTACCGCCTCCGTTCAGGAAGAGGCGGCCGCCGTCGATGACCATCGCATTGACGCCGGGGGTGAAGTCTTCCGGCCCGCCCGTCGACCCTGAACCAGCGGTCCCGACGGGGATCGCGATCGGGAAAAGACTGGCCCCGTCGTTGGCGGCGAAGTCGGCGCGGATCGTCGAGCCGTGCAGCTTGAGGTTTAGCTGGCGGGTGATGCCCAGCGCCTCGCTCGTCTTGTATTGGTCCATGGGCGTGACGAGCGTTGAACGAAACGGAGCGCCAGCTAGCGCGGCCACGATCTTGTCGCTGTCTCCGGCCGCGAACCCGCCTTCGACATCATACCACGTCCGAAGATTGACGAAGGTGTCGTCCTTGAGAACTTGCCGGAAACCTTCGGCCTGCGTTGCATCCAGCTTCGGCGGGGTGACCGATCCGTCGAGCACAGTGCCAGCAACGATTGCATCAAGCGCATCATCGCGCGCTGCCTCTATCTGCAAAATTCCGGCGTCGACGGCATCTTGCGCTACTTCGGTGAAATCCGCAGAAAGGTAAAATGCGATCTGGATTTCGTCTGCGCCGATATTCGGGCTTGGCGTCGAAAAGCGGAAGGCCTGGCCACCATGCGTCGTCCCGGAAACGACCTGTACCGTTACGCCTTCGGAAATCGCGCGCGAGAACGACGCATCGGCCGCACGATACCACCGCCCCGTCGACGCCGTGTAGATACCATTCTCGCGCGCGTCTGTCTGGTCCTTGACCAGCACGCGATCGTTAACCGCCAATTCGATGTCATCGATGGTTTGGAGACCGTACAGCGTGATATTCGCTGTCGTCGCTACACGGACGGGCTCGCGTTCACCGGAAAGAAGCCGCACGGCGGCAGTGGCGGGATAATTCATCTATTCGATCCTTGCGGCCATGAAAAAGCCGCCCCCGGGG